TCCATCATATACGCCATTGAACATACCAGCCCAGCCCCCAAACCCATCTGTCTCTTTTTGGAGTCCTCGCCCACAAAATATCCCACTATACTATTTAAGAACTTCATAATACCTCCTATCTGAAGTTGCTTTTTATGGCAATGAATGCCGTTGAAACTATCCCAGCCACCATCAGCCACATTACTTTAAGTGTTGATTTGCGGAAATGAGTGTTACACTCAACCGCACCTTGTAATCCTAAATCATCGTGTTTCTTAGTGTCTCCCATAAGGCAAACCTTAATATCTCTCACGTCTGTTGCTAATTCTTCACGCTCTTTCTTGTGTTCCTTCAAAACATCCAGAACCGTATGCAAATCTTTTCGCTCTGAACCGTTCAATTTCGCTCCCAATATGGTCGTGATATTTCATTCGCAAATCTACCCTCATACCACAGTAATCTTTTGTCCTTGTTCCACCTATTCCAGACTTCAATATCCAGCCGATAATCCGCCACAAATATCGGCATTGCTACCATCTCGATTGCTGGCACGGGAGTACGTGAATTGACCTCATAAACTATCTTGCCAACTATCGGCTCACCGTCATACTCCCAATTCGTCATAACTGAGTTACGAGGTCGCCATAACCAAGTAATGCTGATTGAATCAGCGGTGCGTGTGAACCAGATTTCGTATGGATATGCCTTGCCGACCGTCATCGTTGGCGGAAGCCCAGTAACATCTATAATCGCCACATTAGGATAGATTACGTCAAGCGGATTAATGTTGACACCGCAACCGAACAATAGTAAGCAAATGAGTAGTATCTTATTCATTTAGCCACCGCTCCAGCATCGGCAGTAGTCTCTTTTTTGCCTCTCTTACCACTATCAAGACTATAATGCCGACTATTATATCTATGTAATACAGCAGATACAGTATAATCGCTGTACCAGCCGCCGACAAGCCAAGGTTGGCAGTAATCGAGTTCAGCTTGGATGTGTATGTCATCGCTCATCTGACTAATTACAGGCAGGCGAGCGGGGACACCCCACTCCACTCCTGCCGTAGTAGCGGGAGGCAGTACCGCCCTGCCGAAACCAAGCCTTATGAGGGCTGATTGGGTCTTCCCTTTCCCGCAATTCTTGACTTGTCAGAAATAACACGTATTTTAACTTGCTAATATTTACCAATTTATTGGCAATTATTAGTGGATATTGCCGAAAAACAGTTACTATGCGTGAAAAACAGTTACGAATACTCACAACAATCCTATGAGGTACTCATTACGAGTAATCTGTCCAATCGCCCAGTCTGGCATATCAGCTGTTGAGCTTACCCTTGACATAGTTAATGTCATCAGTCATATCGTTGAGTTCATCAACAATTTTTTCGTGCCGGCGATCTGCCGCTTCTGTCAGTTGGTCTGCCATTGCCTCCAATCGAGAGTCGGATTTATTGAAACGGTCAATGAGCTTAACTATAATGGTTTCCAGCCTTTGTCCTTGTCCGTACAGAACCTTCTGAAGAAAGGTAATCAACCCGCCGATTACGCCGATAATGGCGAGGATTATCTTGTCATCTAACATCCGACCACAAGCATTGCACAGGCAACAGCTAAGATTATATCACCCGCCGCATCGTAGTAGAACCGTTCTGCTGAGCCGTACACATCTGCTGGCTTAGCTCCTGTTTCTGCAAAATACTCAACCAGCTCCCATAAGACAGCGATAAGTGCGACGGCGATAACAGCCTTATATGGCATTTCGCCACGATACACAAATATCTTGGCTAATGCACCACCAGCGAGACAGTGAAACCAGCCCCAAGTGTTGCCGTTGAATCCCCAATTAAGTAGTTTATTCAGCATTTAAGCTCTCCGTTAATAATCCCATAAAGTAAGTTCTGCCTCCTCTTAACTGTGCCACGTTGAACTCGGCCTGACTCAGTTTTCTATCGAGGTCTGCGGTGTGATTCACCAGCATTATTTGATTCTGGTTTAGATCAGCCACTTTGTATTCCTGTCCATCTATGTTAACTGTCGGCTCTTCCTTTTTCTTTTTAGCCATTTTAGTCTCCTTTTTGTTAGAGTGCTTTCAAATCTTTTTCAAGCTCTTCCCATTCACCCTGTTGATCTTCGCATCTCGCAATCTCTGACTTGCAACGATCTACTTCACGCTTCACTTCTGCGAGTGAGTAAGACCTGACTGAATCAGCTTGAGCTTCGCCAGTGTCAGCGTCAAAACATTTCTTGACTACCTGAAGTTCAAAGTGTGATTCTTCTGCTTGAGCGTGTACGGAGACACCTCCATCGTCGTCCAATACTTCATCGACAGCAGCTCTATCAACTACTTTCTGATTCCTGACAGATACTTTCTCAGCCGCCTTTAAGGCTTTGTATCTTCGCATTTTATTCTCCTATTGTTTACTCTATGTCCCTGACTGCACCTTCTAATAATCATTTTATTCTGCGTTTTCTAATGCTTCCACTTTTGCGGAAAGTTCTTGTACTGCTTTGACAAGCAGTGGAACTAATTTTGAATGGTCGATATGTTGCGTAATCATATTGCCATCACCATCAACCGCATCTTTTTCCCCAGTTATTGCCTCTGGTACAACTTCTGCAACTTCGTGAGCAAAAAATCCATCTTGAGTTGTATCTTTGTCTGCTTTAAAATTAAATCTATATGGCTTTAATTTGTTTAGTCGATTAATTCCGTCGGATAAAGTAACCTGATTCTCTTTAAGCCTATAATCAGACGTAGTGCCGTAAGAAGTATTAGAACCGCTTGAATCAATAGAGCCAACATCTCCATTATCATTGTTAAAAATCATATGCTGCTGAGCACTTGTTCCAGCAAGATAACTATAATATACCATATCAGAACCAACGCCAATACCAACGTTTCCTGTGCCAGTAGTCCCCATTTCTAATTGTCCGCAATAAACTTTAGCACCTTTATCCGATGCCATATACACAGCAGTTACAGAAGCATTACCAAGTGTTACTGAGTTGTTTCCCTGAGTAACTGCACCATATCCTATTGCTGTTGCATTACTCGTAGTACTTGCTGAAGTATCTGCCCCTGAACCAATAATTGTATTCTGTTCAGCCGCCGCCATTGTGTCACCACTTGCATTTCCAATACACGTGTTATCATCACCTGTAAGTAGTGTGCCAGAATTATGTCCAATACATACATTTTGGCGAGTAGAGGCAGTATTACTGGCAACATCCATAACATAATTACCAATGGCAATGTTTTGGTCTGCATTTCCATCTGTAGACATTCCATTTAGAGCCAGATAACCTATCGCAATATTGTCATCGCCCACGGTCAAATCTTCTGCCGCTTGATAGCCGATAGCCAAATTCCTTGCACCAGATGTGAGGGCGGTGAGGGCTTGGTGTCCGATTGCGATTGTGCCTGTTTGAGCATTAGTAGAAGTAGCATCAAGAGCATAGGCTCCTATAGCAATATTTCCTATTACATTAGTTGATGCTGTATCAAGATTTCCACCAATAAACGCCTCTACTCCAATCGCAATGTTGTAGTTAATGTTTCCATTAGTGCCTTCATCAAAGGTGTTCAAAGCATTAGCACCAACCGCAACATTCCCAACTTCACTTACCCCAAGTTGTCTTGCCGCTTGAAACCCTAAAGCTGTATTTTCTGTCCCTAACGTAAGGTTGCCCAAAGAAAGCTTACCCACTGCTGTGTTGTTACCGACTGCTCCTTGTGCTTCTAACATCGAACTACTACCAATTGCTGTATTTCCACTTCCTGTAATATGTGCTGCCGCTGAAGCACCTAAAGTGCTTGAACCTAATGCTGTATTATGGTCACCACTTGTTATACCATAAGTAGTCTGATATCCAGATTGATAGCCAATTAGTGTATTATCTGTACCATCCGCAACTACTGCACCAGCGAGATATCCTATTCCCATATTCTTAGCACCAGTTGTGAGTGCTGTGAGTGCATCCATTCCTATAGCAACTGTGCCATCAGCAGCAGAAGTTAAATCGCCCCTTAAAGCATCTTTACCAATCGCAACACACCCATCAGCTTGTCCGCTTGCATTGTCCATAGCAAGAACACCTATAGCAGTATTATCACTACCATCTCCTTGGTGAGCCAAGTAACCTACTGCTGTATTGCTATTAGCATCTGTTACTTTATTTGCTTGATGACCTATTGAGGTGTTATAATAAGAATCTGTTTGTGCTAATCCTGCTTGATACCCAACAGCAACATTCCCAGCACCAGATGTCAATGCGGCTAGTGTATCATGACCAATAGCAATCGTACCATCCTGTGTTATAGCCCCAGACAATGAGTCAGACCCAATAGCAATACATTTATCAGCTCCATTGACGGCTCCACCCATCGCTCCATATCCGATACCTACATTATTTGTTTCACCGTCTATAGCGTCTCCAGCAGTAGAACCTATCATTACATTCTTATCGCCTGTATCTATGTTTTTACCAGCACCGTGACCGATAAGAGTATTTTCATAACCACCAGATGCAATATCCTCACCAGCCAAATAACCAAGTAATGTATTACCAGATGTACTATCAGTTCCACCAGTTCCACCACTATCATTATTCGAGAGGCTGATGCGGGAGTTGGCATCAACAACCATTCTTGTTGTAGCACCCGACAATCGAGAACTGCCTGTCCTTATGTTGACTTCAGCACCCCAGATGATTGCTGGATACGGAGAATCATTGTCATAACCGAAACCACCATACGTACCCTCTCCAGCATTGCCAACGACTATACTCTCACCCTCTCCTGTTCCTGCGTGTCGGATGTCCAACGGACATACTGGAGCAGCAATTCCAATACCTATTTTCCCTGTCCCATTCGGCATAAGTGCGATGTCGCCGTTAGACGTGGTAGAGATAGTCCCACCGCCTGTGAGCACTATATTGTTGTCCAGTGTGACATCTGCCGTGCCTAACAGATTTTTCCTTGTTATTTTCTTGGTAGTACCGCTGTCAACTATAACAAATTCATCAGCATCAGCTACCGCTGTTAAAGCTGTTAAATTACTAATCTTTACATCTGCCATTTTTCTAAACTCCTAAAGTAAAAGGTATCCGCCATCCTCTTGAACGAGGTTGCGGCTATCTTCTGTGTGTATGTTGCCGAAAATTATGTCCTTTACTCTGCTGGCCTGCTGTGCCAACAGACTTAATGCAATTCTTAACATAGCCTAACCCAGGTATGCGACAACCGAACCGGTTGCCAACGTAAAAGCGGACCAGTGCCCGAATATCACCATACCTGTTGGGAATGTATTAGAACTGTCAATCGCATCACCATTCCCGCCGGACGTACCGATATAATTACTGTTTACGGGAGTGAGTGTGGTAAACGTGGAATCAGTTAGGAATTGGATGGCAACGATGTTCTTGCCGGTAAGCGCACTTGTGCCGTCTTCAAACAAGCACCCGCCTCGTCCCATTCCAAGGGATACGGCCTGCTGTACAGTTAAATCTCTCCAATTTGTCATAATTTCCTCCTTTGTTGGTTAGGACGTGCTAAGGTGTGACTCACCGTGAACGCACTATTTACTTCACAAATCTGAAGTGTTGAGACAAAAAAAACATTCTCGACACTATTCACTTATATGAACTTACGCCTGAATTGGTGAAAAGTTCAACAGTTACTGAGACTTTTCCCCCATTTTTCTTAACTCCCTAAATTTCTTCTTAAATCTATCGGACAAAAACCCTTTTATTTCCTTTGACGTTTTTTCTATCTGTTTTCGTTCCTCTCCTTCAGCATCTGACCACTTTTCATAAAAAGCGTAAGCCCTTGCTTCTGGAGAAGAAATGTCCATCATATCATACCACCACCCTTGAAGTCCCCGAACATTTCTGCTGTTAAAATATCTGTTTTTCAACCGCTCTCTATCTTCTGTTGGTTGAGATGCGATAAAAGTTCTTACATTCTCAAGCGGAGCTTTAGTGTCAACCAATTGATACAATTCTCTGTTTTGTGCGTTGCGACGACTGTTTTCCTCAATGGATATTCTCTGTATCTTTTCTCTGTCTCCGCCTACAAATGGTGATGTTGACCTGAGTATCCGCCTTGCAAAAGGAAGTTTTGAAATCTCTTCCCACATTTGACCGGTTTCTTCTTCCGGAATTGTATCTAATAGCTCTTTCAGTCCTGATCCTACTAAACCTGTAAATATATTTCGTCTTGTAAATATCTCTCCAAGTGCATACTTCATTCTTTCGGGTGAGATACCAAGTGCGTCACCAATAGAAACAAACGCTGGATGTGTACGAGTGGTGTATTCTTCTTCTGGGATTACTTCTGGACCACGCCAAATATCTTCCTTCGTCCAGAAATCCTTGTTTAACACATAACCGTGATAAGCGTCAAGAGTCGGAATGGATATGTTGCCTGGAATCAACGGAACAAAATCCTCAATACTTTTTAACACTTGCTTGCTTGGCATTTCACCATAAAACAAACGCGCTGACAATGCTTCAAACCCGCTTGCAAATACTCTCTGCCCCTGATCTTTCGGAATAGAAATGTAAATATATCTCTTTCTTCCGCTTTTATCGTTATAGGAATATGGAGTGGTAATAATCCAGTTGGCGTTTTTCTGTTCTTCGCTTATTTGATCGTACGCTTCTGGATTTACCGACCTATTAGCAAGGTACATTCCTGTTGACAACGCCCCAATCTGTGCCACCTTTGCAGAAAATGTTCCTGGATCTTCTTTGGCTGACCTTAGAATTGACCTTGTTGCCTGGATACTTGCGTTTAAGTAAGGTATGGCATTGTCCGCCACTTTAATGGCAGATCCGCCTTGTGAGAAATCAAGATACCTTCTCGCAATCCAAGTGGCTTCACGTTGAGACTTACCGCTTTTAATCGCTCTTTCTCTCAACATTAACCTTGTAAGCAATTCAGATGTGGTTCCGCTATACTCAAAATAATCCCTGACATCTCTTAATGGTTTTATAGTGAGAAATTCACCCTGTTGTGCCGTAACACGGCCTTGGTGAGTAAGAAACTCCAGTCCTCCGCCTTCATTAATATAGTCTTCATACCGTCCGGTTCGTGTTACAACATCCCTTGCAACGGCTGCCATATCAACACCCATTTGAACCGCAGCTTTGGGTCCAAATGTACTGTATCCGCCTTTACTTCGTGCTGTTGACATCCATATAAGACCTAAGTCCCTGGGGATGTTTGCAATAGCAAATTCGGGGTTTAATCCCCCTGTTGCGAATGGCCGTAAGATTGCACTTCCTGTAATCCACCTCAAAATTTTCGCACTGCTCATTGATATTTCAGGATCACGAATAAGCCAGCTTCTTGCAAAGTTGTTTTCAAGCAACATAAAGTGACGCTTGCCGTCAAGCATTACACTTACAGATGTCTTTCCCGCAGGTACCTTCCCCTTGCCATCCCACATTTCAATAGCTCCAATCTCAGGATTCTCCTGCACTGTACGATACAAAGACTTATTCGCCTCATTCCTCATTATACGCCCTTGAGTGCGAAGAATTGTCTGTGATATTAACAGCTTGGGATTGTTCATCAAACTTTGTGTACTGCCTTCTTGTAATGCTCTGATACCAGAATCAGGTACAGAAATAATCTTACCGCCAGACGGCATAACAATCAGCGGATCTAAATGCTGTATAAAACGACGAGGTGAATAATGCTGTTGTTCTACCAATTCTGCATAAGCTTCATCTGTAAGCAATCCATTCTCTTTAAGCATATCAAGCTGCTTACGCATTTCACCAAAATATCTTTCTGAGGCTGCTTCAATACGAGTCCTCGTCTCCAGCGGTACTTCCTCGTCAAACTTCTTAAACCATTCTGCCCAGTGTTCTTTTCCTTTATCTCCCGGGTGCTTAGGACGCTTTTCACCACGAATGTCATAAATTTCATCAATTTCAACAGTACGCTTGCCTTGTATAAAATCAGAAAGAACATCAATTTCTTTGTGCGATAATTCTCCAAAAATCTCCTTTTCAGCTTTTGAATACATTCGTTCTGCTTTTGCTGAAGCACCTGCCGACAGTTCAAGGTTCATCACCGCTTCCTTGCCAGCGATGCCGCCATCTTTCATTAATATCTCTTTGGCTTCACCAGAAATATCCCAAATTTTCTTTCGGAGGGTGCCTTTAATTTTTTGTGGTGTGGTTTTATTTGATTCGGCAATATCAAGCCTTTGTTTTTCCATCACCGCATCTACACTCCCTGCCTTCTTAGCGTCATACGGAAAAATCTCTATCTGCTCACCTTCCTTGGTTATGGCAATCTTATTCCAAGTTTTGATAAATTCTTGTGCTTCGGCCTCATTACGAGGGATTTTGAATCCAATCTTTTCCAGTTGACCGAAAGCATTGTTTAGATTGTCAGTCGTTTTATGATATTCTTCGGCCGTAAGCTTGCCACCCTTCATAAACCTGGTACCAGTGCTTGTGCCGTGCAAAAAAGTCATTGTGGCCAGATTTTTTATGATTTGCTCTGGATGTTTTATATAATCTGAACCAACCGTTTGTAAGACATCCATTGCTCTTTTATTTGGATTGTCCTTCATTGCGTTGTAATAAGTGTCTGCAAATCTATTCGCTTCAGCCGCCGTTGTAATAGCACCTGCTTGCAGAAAAAAATTCCCAAGCGCCCTAGCTGTCTCCTTTACTATAACGACTTCTCCACCTAATCTCCCAAGAAACGGGAAAGCCGCACCCAGCATTCCATCTAGTGCCGTTCCAACCATCCATCTGTCAAATGTCATACCTTCTGCCACTTCTGGGTCCAGCACTCGACGTGCGCCACCTACCGAGGCAAATACTGTTGCCGATTTTGCCGCTGCTGGCAACTTTGTCAGTTGCATTACCTTGGTGGGAGCCAAAAACGCAAGAGCGTGACTAGATGCTTCCCCCATTCCCATTAGTGTTCTGGCTACCTGCATTTTGGTGTTATCCTTAAAATAAGGTGTTTCGGCAAAATGTGTTTCAAATAACTCTGTTAATGCTGGCTTATCAAAAACTCTTTTAGCCAAGCCGTATGTAAAGGTATCTGCCCCGCGATAAAGTGTATTTTTTACAGCACTCCAAAAAACACCATCTTCCTGCACCTCTTTTGCGAGTTCTTGTTTTCTTTCAAGTTCAAAATTAGTGTATTTTCTTAACCAAGGCTTTACATCTTGTTCTTGTGTGCTTAACGAGCCACCTGATGGAATAGAAATGTTATCTGGTGCGATCAATTTGGAAAATTCTTCAAATGATTCACCTATTCTATAATATGGAGAAACTTTGTCAAAAAATTTTTCCTGACGACTTGGGTCCTTCATAAAACCCTTAAATTCACCGTAAGAAGGAAGGCGAAAGGGATCGCCGCCCAAAGAAATTACATTGTCCTCGTCAGCATTTTCTGTAAGAGCGTCATAAATAAGTTTTAATTTGTTGGACATTATTAAAATAAATCTTGAATGACAATCTTTCCTCCAGACACATACGGAGACATCAGTTGATCGAACTGGCCCATCGCACCCTTTCTTTTCTCTTCGCCAGCGAACGGATCGTCAATTATTGCCAGTAACTCATCAAGTTGATATTTTACATTTTCAGGAATATCACCGACTTTAAGCGGTGCAAGCTGTGTAAACCGTTCCGGAGCAATCTTCGCTTTAGTGCTAAAATCATACGGATCGCCACCCCGAAATTGTATCCATACAGGGTTGTTGGAAGCATCAACATACCTCTGTGGTTTACTTAATTGTCCAACTGGTTCTTCCGCCTCTGGCTCAAACGCGCCTGGGACTGTCGTAGCAGGTACAGCAATTTCTTCGACTCCCTCTCTTTCGGTCACCACACCTGCCGGTGTCGTAACTTCACCTGCGATTAAACCGCTGGTAGTCAATATCTCTTTTGCTTCTGAAGGCGTAACTTCGTCACCCAATACCTTGCCGTGTAAATCAATTAAGTCTGCCTTGCGGTTCAGATCTGTGGTCTCCTTGGAATAAAACTTAATCTGATTTATCATAAGCTTCTTTTCATCACTTAATAACTTTGGCTCCTCCGGCTTCACAAACGACGACTCATCATTCATATACGACGACATTATCTCAAATGCCTCATCTTCTGTCATCTTGCCGTAAATAAGTGCCATCCCCACACGATACGCTTCACTCTTCGCTTTGGGGTCACCAAAACTTTTTGCCATTGACAGCCACTTCTGCGACGCTTTCTCCCGCGATGTCTTGTTCGCCGCTTCCCGCTTTAATGCCTGCTCAGATGCGCCGGCAATACCTTGTGCCGCTCCAGCAGCAAATGAAGTCACTGCCAACTGAAGTGCGGATGGACGCTTTTTAGTCTTGAATTTGAATGCCATTATTCTCTCCTGCGCCCCGTATGGACCAACGCACCATTTTCTATATGGTAATTATGTCCGTCAATATCAATGTTATAGACATAATCAGAACCTTCCTCACTCACAATAGACTTGACCTCTTCGCCACCCCAAAGAACATCACCTTCTTTTAACTTTCCGGATAGTTCCAAGCTGCCGTCTTCCATAATATAGGGATGGTATCCAGTGACTTTTATTCCATCCACATTGATCGTGCTTGACGCATTATATTTATGAACTTTACTTACAGGCTTAAATCCGCTTGTAGTGCTAATAACATCACCTTCTTTTAGCAGTTCAAAGGGTATTATACTATCAATACCAACAACACCAACACTACCGTCAAAACAAGTCCAAGCCATCGTTCCACCACTTGCTATGGTGGCACCGGCTTTCGCACCATAAAATGTCCCAGCCGCTCCGATAGTATCACCAATAATCCCTTCCCACCATTCGGGCTGAACATCAAGCTGTGCCTGGATTCCAGCACGTTCTGTTTCCTGCTGTTGGAAAAACCGCGTCATCGCATTGGTGATCTCTTCTTGCCTTTGCCCCAATTGTTCCATAGTAAAAACATTTCCAACATCCATCCCTTCAATCTCAGCCAACTTCGATTTTGTTCCAGCTCCAATACCCTGCACAATATCGGAAAGCTGTCGGCCTGACGCTTCGCTCAACCTTTCGGTCGCAAACTCTGCCGCTGGTGCCTCCCCGCCAGTTCCCAAGATTGCCTCAGAAACCTTTCGTGCCATTTGACCACCCTTACGGGCTGAAAGTCGTTCAGCATATTCTTCCTGTTCTTCTCCAGCTCTCTCAACAGCGGTCTTATACTCACCCGTCTGTTCCTCAATCTCAGCACGAAGTTCCTCTTTATCAGCGTCAAGATCATCTTTCTCTTCCTGTTCACTTTCAAAAGATTCCCATTCATCCTGATTCATCAGATTACCGCGTTCTGACTCAAAATCTGCCATTTTTTCTCGCCACATTCTCCTTACATCCGCCCAATCAAATCCTTGAAATGCCCAATCATCAGTTTGCAGAACGATGTTTCCTGACGAGTCTTTTAAGAACGCATTAATTGTGGTTCCACGCCAATCTCTTATCTTATACGCTTTATACAAATTACCTTGTTCATCGTACATAGTCTTCCAATACTCAGTTTTATTTGCCATAATTAGCTCCTACAAGTCCTTTGCTCGTTTCATTTCACTGTATTGCCATTCGCCCGAAACCTTCGTAGCGAACAAAACCTTCCCCTTATGTTTACATACCCCGAAATCACCGTCCTGACCGTCACCCGGAGACAACAGCGTTCCTTTAACACCCAGTATCCTGTCCTGTTTCTGCTGCCTCAGCAAGTTCAGCTCCTCCTGTGTCACTTCCATTACGGCTGATGCCCTACTACTGCGTACTCAACAATAGTATCGTCCAGTATCAAATCCTGTCCGGCACTGGAGAACTCCAATTCCAAAGTTTTACCAACAAGATTCAAAAAATCTCCCGTATTGGTAAGTGATGCTGACGCACCGAATGTAAGTGTCTTATCTGCTGACGTATTTCCATCCAGATATGCTTTCACTGTAAGAGCGTCACTGGCTTCATCATCTGTCTTGTATGTAACATAAATTCTTGTGAATCGCTTCTTCATTCCGGGATAGCCGAAATCGTACTGCTTTGTCTTTACAGTTGCTGTCTGAATGTTGTCCGTAGAGGAACTGTTCATCTCCTTTATGATAGCGCTGGTAGGCATCAGGAAGCCACCGTATGTGATCTGACGTAAACAGGTTCAAGGTTGTCTCCAATTTGAAAATTACTGACATCATCCGCTGTAATAGAATCAAGTGTTGCTTTTGATATACTCCTGTTATCGAAATTATATCTGTACCCGTTCACCACCGCATTACCTGGTGAAGTATCGGGAATTATCACCAGCTCCTTCTGAACACCGGAATAACCGATAGCCGGGTTATCGAACGTAAGCGCTTGCCATTCAGAGCGAATAGGAAGCGACAGTTCTACAATTTGTTGTGGTGTTATGAGTGTAATCTGCTTGGAATCGCAGCATACAACACCATACGGTGTCTTAATACTTGCAGAGCGATAAGAACATCCAAATCCCCTGTAATGACGCTCTATGTGCCAATTCAACTCAGAACCGGCAGATACATTCATAATATACACATTCCTGTCTTTAAGAACATATAACCTGCCGTCCAGTTCCTCCAGAGACACAATTTCGTCACCGTCATTCTTACCGAAGTCCTTAAATCCGGTCATTGTAATTTCATCAGGCTTAAATACAGGCGACCAATATACCCTGCTTCTTTCCCTCACTGTCTGCTCGTTTTCGTCCTTAGTGTCTATATTGCCGTAAAATGCTCTGTCTCCTGCCACCACCGATGTCTTCCATCGTATGGCCGGTACCGTCTGATTGGCAATGCGTCCGGTGAACGACTGATACGTCATCGCCTTGATACCGTCAAACGGGAAGTACCAATTCGTCACCACATCAGTTCTCGGTGTGGATGTAACCACATAATATGTCTCAGGGTCAGACGCTCTCGTTCCACTTCTGGAAACGGGAAGCATATTGGCATCAAACTCTACACCATCATCTGTCGTCACTTTTGCCGACACCTTCCCCCACATAGAACTAAGTGAATTGAGCATTGTAGAATAGTCGTTTGGACTTTTCGCAATGCTGACCGCCACAGCGATATCGTTAACAGCCGTATTAACAAAATAATCAGTGTCAAGCCATTTTCTATCAGTGCTACCAGCCTCAATGGCGCCAACAGTTACCTCTGAACCAGCAGCATCAGGACATCTTGTCCAATGCCCCCAATTACTTTCAACGTTTGTAGCGGTTGGCTCAAGTATAGCCAAATCACTATCAGCGAATCCTGTTTCCACATCAAACGTGCCTGCTAAATACCAATCTACCTCGTCTTTCGGCTTCCAGTACAGATTTATGGCTGTTATACGACGATTCCAATTGGCATTGGAAGCACCGGTGTAAATAACAAGATTGATCGCTCTCGCCTTGTGCGGAGACGGATAGATATAAATTTCGCTATTATCGCTGTGATCAGCGTCAGAAGTGCCCTGCTGTCCCCTTACAACCGTTAAAACATCGCTATCGATTGCGGTGATAAGCATTATTTCCTGACCGATGCGAATATAAGTATAGATATTAAACGCTCCGCCAGAATCTACTGTTACTGTCGGGTCCCCCATATCAAACGAAGCATCATTTACAAGGTTGTCTGTTGTTCCATCGACGACCAGTTTTGCCTTAAATTCATCGGGACCCTGCTCCTTAACTTCAAACCCTGACACACCAATCTCACCATCATCAGTCTTACCCAACTCCGTCTCCTGAATATGATCATAAACATACGTTACTGTATATTTATCATCTTCACTGAATGTTTCAGACCTGATTGCATCGGGCCACAAATAGTGATCGTCATTTTCCAGTATTGTACCGGAAGCGTACGGATGCCTCGGCTCGTAAGAAAAGATTCCCACATTCCTTTCTGCGCTTATCCCCCCTCCAAGAGATTCCAAGGTTATATTGTCAAAAACTGCGACGCCTGTATCTGCGGAAGATATACTTGCTAATAACTTTATATATATCGTAGAAGCTGGTGCAATAAAATCAACAGATACATACTGCCAATCCTCTACGGTTGTTATTGAAGTCGTTGCGGCATCAAGAGAACCTGTTTGTGTTCCAGATATACCAATTTTCGAATTTAATGTGCCAGAAAGTGTTTTTATATAACAGGCAAGACGATATTGTTGTCCAACGGTAACAGAAACGGCTTGATAAACATTCTGACCAGTTCCGTTTGTATATTTAATCTGCTGTGCGCTGTTTCCAGCATAAGGATCAGCAGTATATTCGGCTACTGTAACCGTTTGTTGATTGCTCCAATTGGTTGCTAATCCATCTGTAAAACCACTCTCAAAATCGTTATTATTAATTGTAACAGATGTGTTCAGTCCCGCTGTATCGTAAGCACCTTTCATCTTTACCACAATAGGCGGCTTCAACTCTGTCTCATAAATTTTCCAATTGCTGATATTTTCGTTCTGTGCCGGCTGGTAATAATCGGGAGACTTATTCGTTCCGTATGTTATTCCTGACGCTGTGCCGTTACCCCAAAACTCCCGCTTGATATGTCCGTACCACTGTGAGGCATTATTACTGTTTCCCAGGTTTCCGTCAGAAATACGAAGCACTTCATTATGCGCAAACATATCCACTTCCGGATCACTGGAAGTGTCAGTCCAGGTTGTCTCATCAAATATCTCCAACCAGCTTCCACCTCCTCCGTCAGCGTTGTCATATCGCTCCACTGTTCTATCGCTGGATCCGTTCTTGCGATACAATATGTGCCACATCGTACTGTTCTGATTATTACTGGCATCCCAGCCGGTACGATAGATATAGTACCCCTGTCCTTTAAGAATATCGCTGGTGGAACGAGCTGCTGTAATATCCGCCGCTCCTTTCACCTTCTCCACTCTCCCGATTTTGCGATTCTCAACTTCTTCAAACGACTGGAACTGATTGTCCTTAATATCCAGCGGAGACGGATACGTCACCAGTCCGCCGCTGAAATCGCCAATCTTAAATCTCTGTTTAGGATTAGGCATAATTAAAAATCGTTGTAGTCAATTGTAAATGACGGTTCAGCAAATTTGTAATTACCGTACTGTATCGCTTTCCGTTTCCACTCACTCCACTCATTCTTATAGTAGGAGATCATATCCCGCTGAAACCTCTCCGCCACCTTCCAGGCACCGTAATAAACCAACGCCTCGTGATAAGCCGAATCAATGTCAGGTGTTGACGTATTGCTCGATAATGTCGTCGGCTTCGGAATGTAATAAATCTTTATCGTTACTGCTGATGGGTCGGGGAATATCCCCACTTTGTTGTCCCTGATGTAATATCCGTATCCGCCGGGGATAGTAGCCGTTCCGCTGGAGTTTGACGGATTCACTATCTGATGATAACCGATACGGTGAATCTTGTAACCATCGTAGTCCACTCTCCGCATCCGTAAGATGCTAATGGCAGCAGCGCCTCCGCCGCCTTCCGGCGTCCAAATGGAAGAACTGTCTAAATCGTATTCTTTTGTACCGGACGCTGCTGTTGCCGTAGCAGTGGTTTCCAGCAGTTCCGCTTCATCCACAAGTATCATCTGCCCTCGATTGATAAAATCATTAATATGAGAGTCGGGATATTTTTTGTCTTCCGTTGTATCGGTTAAAAGTCTTATCTCTGATCTAATGTCTCGTAAGTTCATTCTTCTTCAACCTCGTGAATACCACCGTAACGCTTATTTATTACTCCAATCTTCTGATAAAATCCCTGCATAATCGCCTGTGCATCATTATACTCCTCTATCTGTTTCTTCGCTTCCGCCACTGCGTAATCAACCACCAGGGGCTCTAAAGATGTGGGCAAGTCGCATTCAGTCGTCCTCGTTTTCTGCGGAATTTTTATATATCTCACCACTACACTTCCCGCTTCACTTTTCCCTGCCTGTGAAAGCCGTATTTTACTCTCGTAAATCGCATAAAATTTTCCCGATGTACTGTAAATACTGTCAGAACCGTCGTCAATAATATCCATTATCTCAGACGATACCAGAATCGCAGACTCGAGAGACCCTCCTAATTCTTTAATTTTTACCGCTAAGATTCTGTACGGTTCTGATGTCAGTGACGGTGATCCGCTGGTGAAGCCTACATCTCTATTGAGGTTCCCGTCCAGAGAATCTTCTACAATCATTGTTGTAAGCGCATCATCTACCACCATATTAACTATTTCGTTCTGACCGTCAACAATCCACTGGTCAATCTCGCTGTCCGTAGGCGGTGTATCCGTTGCCGCTAAACCGAGCTTATCCCGTACCTGATCTTCTAATGCTGCCAGTGTTGCCATTGTTACTCCTTATTGCGCTTTAACCGGAGCGGCTTTATAGCAGGCTATTAACCCCGTCATTTCCGCCGCCCCATTAAAGTCAAAGCGTTCATTTTATCCGGTTACTTTAGACTATGCAGTAAAATCGGTATTCTGCGTATAGTAGGCAATGCAGGAATAATCTTCGGAATTAAACTTAGATTTACCCTGTCCATAAATAAGCCCACCGGCTACACCGAGAGAATTGCTATAATCAAAGGTCTTTTCAACCCAGAGAGGCTCGCCAACTCTCGCAAAGACTCCGGCTTGTGAACCGAGGAAGAGATTGGTAGAATAATGAAGATTACCACCAGAACCTCCCGTATCAGCCTGTGAGATATTTTCGTGGGCGTGAATTACCACACCGTCAAAAACACCTAACGCACCGCTGAAAATAGGATTGCTCTCTCCTCGAATGTTGCCGTCGCGCTGTGCCTGCTGCCAAGCAGACAAGGTGGTAAGATCGTACGCCACTTCCGGATGAACCAGAAGGATGTAGTATTCTTTACCGCCAACGCGGATAGGTCTCATACGAAGTTCGCTTGAACCTTTAGGGATTTGTGCCAGACGTTTCAATGCAGAAATGTCAGACAACGAGATGGTATCGCTAGCGGTCAGCGCAGCGGCTGTACTTGATTCATTCGCTCTGCTGCCAACTGAGGTTGATCCATCATCAGCCCTGAAGGTTCGGGTGGGTGAAGCGGATAGAGACGTGAAAAGGTCAGAATCAACCTTCTCAGATAGCCAGGTCTTGAGAACAGACAGAGACTCTTTACGAAAATCAAAGAGAACCTTGCTGTTTTCAAAGTTACCAGTATCCCGTACTGCGTTACGCTCCATTGCAGTGGTAACAGTCTGAGAATAAGAACTCATAGCCTCTTCGTTCCCTTCCAGTGTGCTGTCGCCGGAAATACCAGAGCCGGACAGGTTCGTGATAAGACCAAAGGTTACGTCTTTACCCTGTGAACCGTCCAGTTCGTGTTTAACCTGAATCATCGAATCCGCACCATCGCCCATAAACTTTTCAAAGTAGATTTCCTTACCTACTTCATTGAAAAGCTCTTTAGCCCATCTGGATACCTGTAAACCAGACGCCCAAGATGATTGTGCCATTAAATAGCTCCTTTAAGATTAACTGCCGGGAACGTTTCGGAGATACTCCCACCGTTCCTTACTAGGAATATCACCCCACTCAGAAGCGGGTATGTTGTCTATGTCCTCTTCGGTAGTGCTTTTCCCAGAACCTGCCGTAGATAACGACGGGGGAACGGATGCGGTCGCCTGAAGTTTTTTAGTCACTTCAGCCTGACCTTCCTCCTTGGCCTTCCTTGCAGTTGTTTCAGCCATTTTGATAGTGTAGGCATCGTCCATAAAGGTGATGCCTCTACTGTCGGCAAATTGAGCGACCGCCATAAGCTCATCTTTGGAAAGATCAGGATGATCTTTAGTAAATTGCCGGACCATTGATTCATACGCTTCGTCCATCTTCTGCTCGGCAGCCTTCCGCTTCTGCGTTTTCGCTTCAGCCTGATAAGTCTGCTTCGCAACGTGCTGGACGTATTCAGCGATTGAATCGGCATTGTAAGGATCGTACTCAGGCACAGGGGATTCTTCCTTTTCTGCGTTCTGATCACTTACCTTCAAACCTTCAATGGCTTGCCGCAATTCTCCAATCTCATTTGTCTGCTTTCCGTGTAGCGTCTGCAAGTTGGTGTAAGCATCGGCCAAAGCTTCGACCGTCGAGAATTGCTTCCCTCCAGCTTTAACCTCAGATACTTCATCAACTTCCTGGTTCTCGCTCTCTTGCTCCTCAGCCTGCTCCGTTGCATCATCGGGGGATTCTGCCGACGCCTCAACACTCTCTTCTTCGGCCTCTGAGGGAGTGTCTGCTTCGCCGGACAGTTCCTTGTCCGTATCTATGAACTCAAAGCGACTTTCTTTTTTCGCCATCTTTATGTCCTCCTTATCCGCCAAGGCTGGCACTAATAAAAAAGCCGCATCATCACAAAATTGTGATAACACGGCTTCTGCTTAGTTCCCTAACGGGGGTTAAGTCAGAGTTGCCTGACTGTTATTGTTATTGCGGGACTACTCTCTCGTATTTCTCAAGACTAGTTATCCCACCTTGATTGAAATTTATTGTCAAAGAACCGGAAAACTTAGCTTCAATAAGTTTCCGTACTAATGAAATCAGCCAATCAAAATGCTTCAATCACTATGAACCGGAATAGTCCATCCGACCTTTTTCACTGGAACTGTTGCCAACTTTTTTTGTCACGTCACCCTTAGAATCTTTCTTCGGTGATGGATTGGAACTGCCTGTGCTGCTGGGCGGCGGATAACCGAGATGCCTTTTGTCTTTTTTATTGGATCCGTATGTTACGGGCATATCATTCTCCTTTATTATTGCGGGGCACCATTACCCTGCTTAATTCCTTGCTGAACCTGCTGCATTATCATTTGTGCTGCCTTCTCTTCTTCCATCTTGGCGATGATTTCATCCTTCGCCTCCAGATCAGATAAGTCAAGCCACAATGGGAACAAACTCTGGAATCCCATCTTGATAAGCTCACCCACCTGATCGGCCTTCATCGCCTTCATCGTAGGCGAGTTCTTACCTCCGTCCAGCACAATATCAAACCGCATATTCTCAAAATTATTCAGGAATCCCTGTATCACTTCATCAGACGGAAGTTCGCCGCCCATCTGATTGCCTACAATTCTCATTATCTGCGGTCTGGTGTAGAATTGCTGCATATTTGATATACAGAGACTCAAAACCTTGTTCTTCGTCCTATCTAAATTTTCCATCTGTTCTTCCAATGTCAGCATACCCTGGCGAATCCTTGTTTGCGCCGCAAACCCTGATTCCTTGGAACCGGCTGCTATACCCATCAGCGGATCAGTAGCACCAGAAATCTCCTTGGCATCCACGGCGGCTGCGTTCTCCAATCCCACAACCGTATTAATCAAAGCCAAGTGACTGGTTGACCACTGCTGCATAAATTCCCTGACGTTACCTCTGAATCCCGGTACCGACACCCACTTACCTGAAGATGAGGCGTCGTTCATCTGATCAGATGTCACCTTACCACCGGCGAATACTCCGCCACCCTTGGGAGTGCGATTCATAATATCAAGCGCCTGTGAACGCCGCTTGTCCTTCTCCCGCTGTGGGTCCTTCATATTTTCCACCAGCCCGAAAGTTTCCACTTCTCCGCCTACATCCTCAAAGTAATAAAAATAAGGCACCAGCGGAAATTCGTTATGGTTGTACGGATTAGGCACTTTATCCAGTATCATCCTCGCTCCGGAAAATACTGAAAGAGATGTTTTTGGTACAGAACGAACGATTACATCAAATACATCCTCATCTGGTATCTGATTAATGGGATTCTCCGCTCTCATTCTATCCTGTGCCTGAGACAAGACCTTCATCAACTCCACCGCGTCACCCTTCTTCTCAAATCCCTGCGGTGTCAGCTTGCCGGTGCGGACATTTACTACAAAATACTCTCTCTGCCAATCCCGCTCCCATAATTCTACAACCCTCGCCTTACGAGCCGCCGGATCAACAAACCGTGAAGCACCTATAATTTCGCCGTTACGGTAAAAATTCCCCATCTCCTGACGAGGATCTATGTCAGACGGAGTGGATAAATCCAAATCCGTCATCGCCACATCTTCAATTTTCTTCAAATCAGACAATTGCTCAGGATACAATGACTTCAAGCGACTGAGAGAAAGCCACTTGGTACGTCCAAGACGCATCCACTCTCCTGTATCCGGCGTATCCGCTTCAGGATCAGCCAGTACATTCTGCCAGCTCTCACGGCGAAGCTTAATCTCTCCCAGGAAATCCTTACCCGGCTCTACAAATACATCTACCCATCCCCTGCCGGTGATGGTGCCGTCCTTATGCACCCTTGAAAATAAATTCTGGAGCTTCCTGTTCATATCAAGATGGAACAGTAAAGCGGTAATCAACTGCGCTTCATCCTCATCCGACGGCTCAACGGGCAAAGCTTTCCACGAAGAACGGTTCTGTCGCTCGATGCCTGTTACCAGATTCACCTTCGGCAGTATTATATTTAACTGCAAAGGCGGACGGTTCTCCCTGCGAAGCTTCTGTAAATCTTCCTGCGCCCATTGACCTTCACCAAATCCACCAGTATAAAATGACGCCGCCTCTTTAGCGGAATCCATAAAACCCTTATTCGACGCCTGCATAGCATCAAACATATCATATAACTCTTTAAGACGCTGTAAATCTTTCATTCAGACATCCACCCAAGTTTACTGCCAACACTATTCATTAAACCCGACCAATCACCGTAAGGATCGCTCTTAAGCATCATCGGCTTCGACGCGGAATCAACGTAATTAACGAGATAACGCAAGCAATCCATCGAGTGATCATTCACCTTCACTGCCTCCTCCGGCTGAGGACGGTCTTCCCGTCCGTATCGCAATTCCTTCCACTTGTACTCCACAATCTCATCACGTAGCGACGACATCTGCGGAACATCGAAAAATGACATTCCCACAAACCCCTTCTCATCCGGCTGTAAACATCTGCCGACCTTATCATATCCAACCCGCTTATCGTTCTTGGCGTTCTGCCAGAAAATATCAAACTTGTCCCACTCCTCAGCAATTGTGCGACCGTCCCGCTCAGTACGGTTAATGGACGGATCAGCTAAAAATATATAATCAATATCCGGATTCAAACGGTCACATACCATCTCACCTAAATCATCAATCAATAACTCCGACTCGTAAATCAAATCGTAAACCCAAATTTTTCCGTCACCATCAACAGCAGCAAATAATACACAAGAAGGATTCTTATACCCATAATCATATACTACATAATGATTCCACCAATCCGGAACTTCAAACTGCTTAATAAAATGTATCTTCTCATCAAACATCGGATATACTAACCCGACAAAATCATCCCAACTGCAATAAACATACCGCTTAACCCACCGCTCAGGCATCTCCAAAAGCCAAGAAATATAGTCAGGAGGCAAATGAGGATTGTCAGAATAAAGACGAACCTCACGCTCCGTAGTCGGAGGTAATGCACCCTCAGTCCACGTCTTCGTCTCAATAAGACGATAACCGCCCTGTACCGAGTTCTGAGCATCCTTGCCCTTCTTCCAACGCTTCCAAACCCAATTGTGCCCCGCCGGATTGCAAGTGTGAAACGAACAACGCTGTGTACCCTTGCGCCTTAACTGACCTGCCGCCGATATAAACGTATCCTCGGGTACCTCCTCAAGCTGATCAAACGCAAACCAACCCAGATTCAACGACTTAATACGCTGAATGGCGTCCCTGGAATCATCTAAAGCCATATAAATAATCTTGGACCCGTTCTTGAACTCAATCAAATGATCAACAGGACGGTGACGCTCAATGAAATCACTCCCCACATCCAATAATTGCAATAAAGTTGACTTCTTAAACGCATCCAACACCTTTCTCCCCATTAAACCAAAATTCTTCGGTATCTCAGCACACTGCTTAACCGCCTCAACACACATCGCCTCCGTCTTGCCTGTACCCAGCGAACCCGCCATCAAATGATGCTTCGCCCAACCAGTGTACAAATGATACTCCTCCTGATGATCCAACGCCTCCGTAGGAGTGCCGGACTCATCACGATAACCGCAATATACCTCTACGCTTCCGCCCACCGATCAAATAACTCGTCAACACATTCACAGCCGGCTGCCATAGCCGCAACTGCATTCTCAACTACATCAGGAGATAACCTTTGCAGCGTCTCATCACGGTGCAAAACAACGTACAACACCTCTAACGACTCCATTAAAGCCGAAACAAGCTCCAATACAACACTATCCTGAGTCATTGACATTCTTCAGCTTCTCCCGACGCTCAATCTCTTTGGCTCTGTCCTTAATCGCTAACCCAGCTACCGTTACATTAACCTGTGTCGCCGTTCTAATGCCGCGATCACGATACCTTGCCGGATCCATCGCCTTCAAGTGAAACAAACGCTCAGATACGTTCTTCGGATTCATTGCGTTTTTAAGAGATAAGTCCTCAAGGTCGTCCATCTGCTTCTTCTTGAACATATCCTGTACATCGCGGACAGCAAGAGCAAAAGTATTGTCACGCTTCATCTGAGTATAAACAGTACGCTTGTGTACACCATACCTGGCGGCCGCCCTCGTAATGTATCCGCCAGACTCCTGCAAAGACGATAAGAACTCGTCGTACTTCTCAGGCGGTAACTTTAATTTGCTGTTGCTCTTCTTCGCCTCAGACTTGTAAAACTTTGACAGGATGGGATTGCTTAACGGATCATCAGCCAACTGGCTGACAGAGACTTTTCCGGGTGAGGTTGTGCTGTCCATTATATGTTTCACTTTTGTGAAAGTTACGCAACATTTACGATAAAATAAAGACGTAGTTCCCAAAAACGCAAAAAACGCCCAAAAAGTATGTGGGATACATCATTACCTCACGGCGGCGGTGGGTGCGGTCCCCATACCCCCCCCCTGGCGCGTCTCCATTTGAGTTTCGCTGTCTCGCGTCATTGC